CCTGGGACAAGTCCGAGCTAAGTGTAAGCAAACCTGGGCAACCACGGAACAGCTGTATTGAGATATCTCTTACACGCGGGAACACACTCCGGTCTTGACGCGAGAGCGTCTAACGAAAGAATTTGAATAAGACCGAAGGAGTCACAACGGACTGGTTAGTCCCCAAAGAACTCCCTGGGCAGTGACCGGCTAGTAAGTCCTTTGACCGGAATCGCGCAGTTAGGCGCGCCACCGACAATGAACCGACCGTCGTGCACGAACTCATAGAGTTTCTCTAAGAACACACCGCGTATAGAGCCGTGGTCCCGACCTAAGGATTAGAAGTGCTTCCCCTTCGAGAGCGCTCCTCCGCACTTTTCAACTAACTCATTGTAGCGAGTAGCGCCTGCCACCGTAGTAGCGAACAACGCGTCATCACCACAAATTGCCAATCTATGAGCACGTCGAAGCTCCCCCCTCGGGGAAGTCTTCGCAGCCTCGGCTCCCCACCAAAGGTGGATAATCGAGAGAAGAGCCCAAGACGTGGGAAGCCCCATGAGGATGCCCCTTTAACTCTAGACAACATCAGAACCGTAATGTAGAAGTTGAGGACCCGAAAGGGCCCTCAGAATTTCCACTTCTAGTTCCGACATCCTTCCAGAAGCTTCCAGTCCATCCACCACAGCAGCAACCAAGTCTAATGGGAGCAAATCTGTTGCCCGGGTAAGATCCGTCGAAACTAACGTTTCGGCGTGTCCACCTAGGAACAAATCGGCAATCTCCTACTCTTTGGCCCCCTCGAGGGGAGCGAAAGCCGCCTTAGTCGAGCGAAGTGCCTTCAATAATCGACGTCGTACTGCATGACCTAATACTTGACACCAAGCTGGGCCGACAGTGACCACTCGTGTCTTCAAACCTCTTTCCGCTAACACTGCAACTCTATGTTCCGGTAGGTCCGTTTCACCCATACGCCGCAAAGCGTACTAAATGAAACGGGCTTAAAGGGCAATCGACGCCCCTCGGGAATTCTAAGGAATATCCCCTGGGAGCTCATCGTAGGCGCAGGTATCCAGAAGGTAACGCAAGCAACCCCCTTTTCCTTAACCCCTTTCGAGGCAAGACGAGCCGGAAGGCCAGTCAGTAAGTCCAATAGGGTTGTGTGCGCGAGCCAAGTGGGTCCTTGCGAACTTAGAAGCAAATTAACGGACGGAGGCAAGAAGCGCTGGGTCGGTCTGAAACGGAGTAGTATAATCCACTCTATGTTGAAGCAAAGCAGCTCTGAGCTGCTCCCTTGGGGCAGGAGGTAAAGCCCTCCCAATGAAAGAAAGTTGAGCCCCCCGATCCCCGGCTTTG